GCTGCCGAGCTTGGCGAACCCCTTGCGCCCGTACTTCTTGCGCCCGATGTACGCGGCCAGCGCGCCGGGGTTGCGGGCACCGCGCTTGGCCAGCACGCCCTGGAGCTTGGCGAAGTTCTTGCCCGATCCCGGCTTGGCCCCGGCGAAGGTGGCCAGCTCGATCGCGTGCAGGTGCGTGTCCCAGCTCGCGGCGACGGCAACTGGCGGTGCTGCTCTCATGGCTCTCTCCTGATCCCGGACGTCGCGGCGGTGCTGGCCGATGGCGCGGTTGGACCCGTGCACGTCCTCGATGTCCTTGATCAGCAGCAGGTGCCGGTGCGCTTGCTGCATCATCGCCTTGCCGCGCATGTGCCCGGCATCGTCGTGCACCCCGTGCCGCCGCAGTTGCAGCGGCTGGAGACCGAAGATCGCGGCGTTGACGTGTCGCTGGGCGCTGTGCGTCCGGCCCGAGTCCAGCTCGCGCGCCGCGTCCTGGAGGTGCTGGTGCACGTCCATCTCGGGGTAGGAGGTGGCCATGTTGGTGGCCAGCTTGCGCAGCCCGCTGCTGGCGCGGGCCTTCATCTCCCCGGTGGCGATCTTCCGGCTGAAGACGTGCTCGGGCTCAGGTCCCGGCGGCGTGGTCACAGGCGGGGCGTCAACGCCGATCGGCCGCTGGTTGTCTGCTGCTGCTGCCATGGTCTCACGCTGCCTTCGCGTATGCCCTCTCGGGCCTGGCGCTCGGAAGCATTCTCGCACCGATGCGCGGCGGTCCCGCGTAGCACCGGCAGTGCGGGTGCACCGAGCCGGGGTAGCCGATCAGCGGCGGCGAGCTGGCGTAGAAGTTCGCCCCGTTCGCGGCGCGGCAGTCAGCACTGGTCCGGGAGTCGAGCACCGTCCGCCAGCCGAGCAGGTCGCCGTAGTTCCACGCGGCCATGTCCACGTTCATCGCGGCCTGCGCCCGCTGCCAGATCGCGTCCCGGTGCTGGCCGAAGTAACGGCGCTCGCGGGCCATCCCAGCCGCGAGCGCCTGACGGATGCCCTCCCCGCGTGACCGCGCCTCAACCACGTCGCTGGTCAGACGCCTGGAGGCGTTCAGCGCGAACTGGGCGCGGCGGATCAGGTTGGTGCGGCTGGCGTTCAGCGTGGCCGAGCCCACCGCGCCGGTCTGCTCGGGCGGCATCTCCATCACCACCGTGAGCGCGACCAGCATGGCCCGGCGGTCGATCTTCCTCGGCCGCAGCAGCGCGGCGACCGCGCTGAGCGCGGCGGCTGCCGTGACCGCGCTCACCAGCGCCGTGGCGATCACCGCCACCGCAGCCGCGTCCTGTCCGGCAATGTCGGGAGGCTGCTGCGGCGGCGGCTGCTGCGGGGTGCTCACGCCAGCCGTCCCGGCGGCGGTACGGACGGCGGCTTAGCAGGCGGTGTCCGCTGCTGCGCCGCTGCCAGCGGCTGGCCGGGCGGCGGTCGCATGGAGGCACCTTGCGGCCTCATGGCCGCACGGTTCGCAATGGCGGTCGCGCCCGTCGCCAGCCCCTGGAGACCGCCGAGCGCACCGGCTGCCTCGGGCGGCATGCCGGGCGGCGGCTGGGCCTGGAGCGCCTCGGCGCGCTGGGACATGGTGGACACCAGCGCCTGGTGCACCTGGTCCACGTCGAGCTGGAGGATCGAGGCCATCCGCTCGGTGATCAGGTCCACCACCTGGATCGGGATGTGCAGCGCGGGAGCCGCCGCGATCTGGCCGAACAGGGTCAGCAGCGCCTGCTCCTGCTCGTCCTGGAGCGGGCCGAACTTGGCCTGCGGGAACGCGGCGTCCGGGCCGAAGTTGAGCACCGTCAGCGGCATGATGATCTGGTGGGAGTACGCCTGGGCGATCTCGGCGGCCACGCCCTGCCGGGACTTGAGGTAGAAGCTGGACTGGTCCTGGCTCAGCGCGTAAGAGCCCTTGCCGCCTGTTGCGCTGGAGGTCAGCGCCATGAACCCGGCCAGAACCGAGTGCACCTGCCAGCCCTCCAGGAAGCTCAGCGCGTCATTGAAGAACTTGCCCGAGTCGGCGTTGTTCTCCATCACCTCGAACGCCTTCTGGCCCTGCTGCGGCTGCTCCATCCCGACCACGCCGCTGCTCTTCAGCGCAGCGATCGAGTCGGCGCGGTCGTTGGCGGTGGGCTGGTCCGGCCCGTAGACGACCACGCGGGGCAGCGCCTGGGTCTCCAGGAAGTGGTACCAGAGGTAGAGCAGCTTCATCTTGGTCTGATAGCACCAGTAGCTGACCTCCATCTCCGACGCGCCGGTCAGCGGCTCGCGGTGCTTGCCGTGGGTGTAGATAAACGACCGGACGTGCGGGATGTCCACGTAGCCGGGGACCTTCTGCCGTGCGGCCTGCGCCATGAGCTGCCCGCCGAACAGCCAGACCTGCTGGCGGAAGCCATGCGGTGCGGCGGTCCTGGCGTTGTAGCGGGCCTGGCAGGTGGCGCTCGGGCGGAAGCCGATCTTGTCGTAGATGATCTTGCCGTCGCTCTCGCGGATCTTCCAGACCTTCTCGAAGAACGCCCGCCGGTAGATCTGGCCGGACGTGATCTGGCCGATCAGGTCCACGTTGGGCGTGCTCATCCCGCCCGCGTGGTCCGGGGTCATCAGCACGGACTTGGCCAGCTCCAGCTCGCCCTTGTCGCCCTTGGCCCCCGCGATGTCAAAGTCAGCCTCGCGGATCGGCAGGGTCAGCGCGGCCTCCACCGCAGAGCACAGCCCGTCCCGGCTGAACATCGTCTTCATGTCCCGGCTCGACCACTCGCCGTAGTCGAATACGTCGCCCTCGCCGTAGTAGGCGAACAGCCGCTGCCCCCAGTCGAACGAGGTGCCGATCTCAGGACCGAGCAGCTCGCGCCGGTTGGTCTTCAGGTCGGGCAGCTTCAGCACCTGGGCCAGGGTGCCGTTCGCGTTCTGGCTGGGAGGCATCTAACCGCCAATCGCGCCGGTTGGGGCTCTGGCCGTTCGGCTTCTCGTCCTCGTGCGGGGCGAAGCTGTCCAGGCCCCAGTCTCGCTCTTGATCGTAGGCCCCGTTGTGCGCCTCGGCCAGCTTGCGCTGGGCTCGGGTGGCCTGCGGGTCGGTCAGGACGCCTGCCAGCGGCCCGGTGACGTCGGTGCCGGTGTCCAGGTCATCGGAGCGCAGCCACTCCCGCTTGCCGCCGGGGACCGGCGGGCCGAACCAGGTGTCCAGGAACGGGTAGCAGGCCCACACCAGCGAGTCCAGCCGGTCGGGGGAGCGCTCGCCAGCCGCCCCGGTGAAGCTGCACATCTGGTCTTCCAGGTCCACAAAGCGCTCGGTGTCGGTGTGCCAGACCTTCTCGCCGCTCTGCGGGTCGGTGATCTGGTAGGTGACCTGCTTCTGGCAGTGCCGGACGATCTTGCGCTCGTACAGCGCGCTGACCGGCTCGGCGCGGGTGCGCTTGGCGTGGCTGGCGTGCACCTCGCGGTAGCGGACCCGGCCGACTTCCTTCATGACCTGCTCGAACGTGGCCTTCAGCCACTCCCCGCCGTGGTTCTGCTCGACCACCAGCGTGGCGTCCAGCTCCTGGGCCTTCTTGATCACCCGCTTGGCGAACATGACCGGGCTCTCCTGCCCGCCCCAGCTCTCGATCACGTACAGGTGCGGGTCATCGACCATGCCGCGTCCCACCACGGTGTACGCCTGCTCGTCGCTGTCTTCCTTGCCATCGGAAGGGTCCACGCCGATGAAGACCTGGGTCAGCCAGGGCGGCCCGCCTTCCTCGTCCACGCCGGGGCTCAGGCAGGACTCGATCAGCTCGCGGGTCCACAGCGCGTTGGCGACGTCATCGAGCAGCTCGCCTTCCAGCTCCTGGCGCTCCAGCCGGGTGCCCTTGGCGCTGCCGACCACCGTCCGGTAGAACGCCTCGGACAGGTTGGCGATGTTGTCGATGGTGCGCAGCCGCCGGGTGATCACGCCGCCGTGCTCGGGCTCGTTGCGGATCAGCGAGCGGATCAGCTTGCGGGCTGACATGCTGACCTTGGGCGTGCCTGTGGCGATGATCTTGGAGACACCCTGGCGCACCGCGTACTTGAGTGACTCGCCCCAGGCCACCTCCCACTTCTTCCACAGCCCGATCTCGTCGCACCAGGCGGCCCGCAGGTTGCGGCCCTGGATGCGCAGCCCGCCCTCGTCGGCGCTGTCCACGTAGATGATCAGCCCGGAGTGCAGCACCACCTGCCCGTAGGTGCGCCAGGCCGACCGGACGATGTTGGAGCGGTGATCCTTGACCTCGGCCATCGAGGTGCCCAGCGCCCGCAGGATGCCGCTCTCGCCCTCGACGCACTTGGTCCAGGCGTCGGCGTAGGTGGGCGCGATGATGCCGTACTCGCCCTCGGTGTCGGTGTCGTCCAGGATAATGTCCGCCAGCCCCTGAGCGCCCGCACGGGTCTTGCCGCTGCCGCGCCCGCCCTGGAGGTAGAACACGCGCCACGGGTCGGGCAGCGGCGGCAGGATCTGCTCGGGCCGGGCCACGCCAGCCCGCCACCGCACGCGCGGGTCCTTGACCGGCTGGCTGAGCCGGGTGTCCGCCCACTCGGCCAGCAGGCTGGTGTCGGCCTCAGCGACGGTCATCTCAGGTCACACACCACGGTCTGCCCAGGACGGATGACAGCCGCGATCCAGCATTGCGGGCATGCCTTCCTGCACCAGTGGATCAGGTCAGGAAGCGAGCTTGACGTGCTCGCGGAAGACGGCACGGGCGGGCTCCATCTTCTCGGGCGGCACGCCAGCCTTGGTGAACGCCAGCGTCAGCGCGCGGTCGAGCATGTCGAGCGACTGCTGCCGGATGCCGACCAGCCGGGCGTCCAGGTTGAGCTTGGCGATGGAGATCAGCATGGTGCCCAGCCGCTCCATGGCCCGCTCGTACAGCACGATCTCGGCCCGGACCTGCTCACCGGTCCTGCCGCTGTAGCGGTACTGGGCGGGCTTCAGCAGCGCCACCCGCTCCCGCAGCATGTTCTTCCAGGCGCGCATCTCCCCGGCGAGCTGCATCAGCTCGGCGTAGGGGTCCTGGACCGGCTGGGCCTCGGCCAGCT